ATGTGGGTCAATAAGTATATTGACGATTGCACTGATGAGGATTTAAACGATCGTGACTTTATTGCATCAGTTGTTGACCGGGCTATTTTTCATTTCGCGATTAATAGTATATGTAATCCTGGGGATAATAAAGATGCAATGCCCATTGAACAATGTACTTTTGATGTAGAAACTAAGAATGACCTTCCCTCCACGGTTCAGCTATTTTATGAGGAATCTAAGGATAATGAACCTTTAGCGAATATACATTTTCAAGCAATAGGTTCTGGTTTTTTAACGTTTGTTAATGCCTGCCAGGAACATGATGACAACAGCTTAAAATTATTTGCTTCGCTGTTAATTTCACTTTCATATTCTAGTGCCTACGCAGATTTATCAGAAACAGTGTATATTAATGAAAATAATGAGAGCTACCTGAAAGCTCAGTTTGAAAAATTATCTCAACGTGATATGAAGAAGTACCTGGGAGAGATGAAGCGTCTGGCTGATGGGGGAGAAATGAATTTTGATGGCTATCTGGATAAGATGTCACATCTGGTGAATGAAGGAACGCTCGATCCTGATATTTTAAGCAAAATGCGAGATGCTGCACCACAATTAATTAGCTTCGCGAAGTCGTTTGACCCAACCTCAAAGGAAGAGATTAAAATACTTACAGACACTTCTAAATTAATTTATGATTTGTTCGGGGTTAAATCGGAGAAATAATATGTGAAGTTCTTCGATAGTATGGAAGGCATTATATAAAAGGACCCAATATTTATTGGGTTCTTTTTTCTCTATCAATGCTATTAGCAGGGAGATATATCACCAGAGTTTAATGTGTGATTTTTTATTTATCGTCGAACCTGGATTGTTTATCATTGGCCTTAACAAAGTTAACGGCTAATAAGATTATTTCCATCACTTCGTGAGAGCTTCATGCCTTGAGAGGATCTCAATTTTCTTTTGCAATGAGACAGGCGCTTCCTGTTGTTATGGTATAGTACCCCGCTATTGAGCCTCCTGAATAGTGATGCTGAATAACATAACCCCATGATATATCGATAAAATAATCTCTACATTTGAAAATGCACGGTAATTCTGAAATGCAAAAAATCAACCAAACCAGCGCAATGCCTGAAAAAACTGACGTTCACTGGAGTGGTCGGTTTAGCGTTGCACCAATGCTCGATAGGATGTACCGTTTTTGAAAAACAAGTAGTTATACACTTTGTGGGAGCCTATTGGGAACCCGGTGTTTTCATTTCAAGGTGTAATCCATGCGGGGCATCAGAATGAGATATAATGAGATTTTTAGTGTTCCGCTTGAGAGTCTATGATGCTTACCCTAGACGAGATAGGTCAATCTGTACGTAACAATATCCAGTTGATTATTGATCATGTCGGCTTACCTCTTGCTGTTGGTCCGCTCAGTGATGATGATTACAAGATTCTGTGTGGTGGCTATGGTGAGCTTGAATGGGACTATGCGTTAAGCACCTATGGCAACTCCAGAGAAAAGTATGAGTTCTGCATAAAACTTGTTCAGCAAGGTCGGGTTCAGGGAATACCATCAGGAGCAGCAATTTGTGTTTATGGGGTTGAAGAAAACATCTTTCGTATCCATATGATCGAAAGGTTTTCTAGAGAAGATGAATCTCACCCATTGAAAGGGCGCATGGTTTTACTCACTCTTATGAGTGCTTTTATATTTTGTAAAGCTGTTGAATGTAAAGTTGTCCACATTGTAGAGCCAGTACCAGAACTGGTGCAGTATTACGAGTCTTTTGGTTTCCGCATGGAACAGTGCGGTTATGTGATGTCTGCAGTCATTGATGAGCTGCAGGATATCTTTCTTAAATTTGCTCAGTAGGTATAGACGAGAAGGGTCTACAAATTGTAGGATACCCGTCCAGATTACCTTAAAGGTACATCTATGGCAGTCGTTTTGTGCTTAAACTACTAAGAAACGATGTCACCAATCGACATGATCGATTGGCATAAGTTAGCTAAACAAGCTAGCTTTAAAGAGAGGGTTAGAGACGCCTTTACTGTCTCGGGAGTTTTCTATGAAAGATCAAAAAGCAACCAAGCCACAGGTTAAGTTCGACACAATGAAAGCATTCGCAGGTATGGGTGCTGCTGTTGAAGTTCTGATGAAGGCTGCTCCTAATGCGTTCACTCACGCTACTGTCTCTGGTAAAGAGCAGCAGGGTAAGCTTCGTCGTCGCAAAGCAGCATGATCATAGCTGGTGCTTTTTGAAAACCCGCCTTTAGGCGGGTTTTTTCTTTAGTGATGTTCTTTGCCCTTCTGTTTGCCTGTTCTGACCTGTTCCCACTCGATACGTCCTTCTTCTCGTCTTTTGTCTATGTATTCCGCAAGATCTTGAATATTGATGCAACGTTTTGCTTTTTGTGATGTGCCGATGCGATATGTTGGAACGGGCAACTTACAAGCGTTTGCTTTTGCTTCTGCCGTGGCTGGACTCATACCAAAGTATTTTTGACTAACTGCTGAGAGTTCAATGTTTAGGGTATTGAATTCAGCCATCAGTAAAAACAAGGTATTCATATCATTTCTCCATCATAACCGGCTGCACCCGGTGAGTTACTTATTCATTTCAATAATATTATTTTCTATCATTGATTTATTTAAAACCAAAGAAGGAGCAAGATGGTTGTCTATTTTAAATAATGCATAACTTTTAAACCGTTGGTGATATCCGTAACCAATAAGGATGCTAGAAAAATCTCTTAATTTATCTTCTTTAAGAACATGAAAATGAAATGGGTTGTCGCCATTTATGGACAATGAAGCATCTATTATGCAGTATTTCTCTCCGTTGTCATTTGCATAGAAAAAAATATAAGACATTCTGTTTGTTAAGACAATGCCATTAAATTTTATTATGTCTGGAATTATTTTGTTTTTCATATTTGGTGCCACATGTTTATTTTCAGAAATACATTTGATTTCATCTCCAGATGTCGTGATTATATAAAAATGAAACTTATCAGAAATATCTAACTTAACTACGCCATCATTATTATAAAGGCTGCTAAATTTTGGTAGTTCAACTTTTAAAGAATCATAGTTCTTTAGAAGAAGAGGGGAGTCAAATTTAATAACTTGTAGTATCCCTTTCCCTTCAACCTCCATATTGATTGAAGATATAGCAATTGCATTATCTCTTTTATTAGTCAGGATTATGGTTGATATATGCATGTCATATATTTTACTTACATTTGCTGAATACGATACTGTCACCTTTTTTGATATTTTTTGTACGCCAAAATATATAGTGAAGCCTGCGGCAAAAATAGATAAGAATTTAATGTCAAATAAGGACCATAACCACATTAGTTGCTCAATTGCTTCAGAGTTAATCATTTGCTTTACCATTATCGCTGTAATACAACACATGTGCGTATATATACGCAATGCAATTATTTTGCAAGTGCTTCATTTACTATCTATAGCTACGTCACGTTATCGTTTAATGGTTCTTTATAGGGGCGGCAATAGTTAAAATTATCGCTTCCGTAAACGCCCCCGCAGGGGCATTTGCAGTAATGAAATCAGGCGGTGAAAGTACCAATAAAGGTTTCTACTTTGCTGTCTTTGAATTTTTCAACAAGCAGATCACGAAATTCGTTAGCCATTTCTTCCTGCACTGCTTCCAGCTGAATAATGCGCAGAACCAGTACAGGGCGATCACCAGTGATAATGCTGAGTCGTAATTTAAATGGACGTTCTTTCAGGCCTTCAAACGGAACGCATTTAAATTCAAATGCCACTGGCATAATGTCTTTGGTCTTCGCTTCGACAGACTCCATCAGGGAGCGTTTGCCGCTGAAGTCATTGTCTTCAAAATCAGCAGTCTGGTTCGCTTCAATTGTGATTTTACGGACCGCCGCAGCCGCTTTTGTTGCCTGAATAGCGTCACCATTAGCATCAAAGCCCACAAGGTAGTCGGCCCAGTCTTCAATCCATTCTGCCAGTGACTTCTGGGAGTTACGCTCGCCGTTAACAGACAACAGGGCAGAGAACGGTGCTGTCTTTTTCAGTTTGAGAGTGGCGGTGTTATCTGCGTGACCTGGTTCATCAATAGTACCCAGGTTAAGCACACTGACTGCTCGCATATTATCGGCATCGATAAAGCAGCGGGTGCCTTCATCTGCAAGATCTTTAGAATAACGGGTAAAGTCATCGATGCTGGCAGTGGAAAGCGCACCACGGAAACGGAAGCGATTTAAATTAAATTTTTCCAGATCATGAATGCGGAAATTCTCAGGCAATGCCACAGCATCGGCACCAATCTTACTGATAATTTCATTAACACCCTGAGCAGAAATAAGGGCATGGATTTGATTAATTGCGGTTGCGTCTAAGTTCTGAGACATAATAAGTCCTCACTATATAAAGATATTCATTGATGAGATAAATAATCGGTTAATTAAGAACGATATTAATGACCTGCTGCGCGGAGTTTTCCGTCAGGTTCACCGGCAAGAGTCAGTAATTGTCCCTGGTCTTCCTGCAGAATAGTCAGGCGACCACCGCGATTGACATACATCGGCGTTTCGGTGGTGTCTTCTTCGGAAATTTTCCCGCGGTTAGTCGGGCGAACATATGAGAGTTTGTGTTTGATTTTCACACGGTTCTCATCAAATGGTTCGATTTCCAGGTTGAGTGAGACCTTACCTTTGGTTTTCGTGTTCATCACACCTGAAGCGACTTCACTGAGAACTGCGCCGATTTTGGTTTCAAATACGCCGCCGTCCAACTCCCCGATAAATGCCTGCACATCAGTACTGCGTTCGCTAGCCATTTTGCTGCTCCTCATCATATCGACCCTGCAAGGTCGGTTGGTTTCTCCACAAAACAGAGAAGAACACCTGCGGTGGCAGCCGCCCGGATGGATTGGGTTATGAGCCCGTCGTCCGGTGATGCTCTTCTCTGTTTTGTAAAAAGAGCGGTACCAGCCGGAAGCAAGTGCACAAACTGGTACCGCCAAAGCAGTGGCTGTTGTGGTGGGGTTGTCACTCAGGCGTATGGTCAACCTGACAATCCGGTGTCCTCAACGGGGAAAGAGTAACCCCGCCATACTTACCGCCGCGCCATTTCGCGGATTACCACAACGCTGAGAGCACTTAGCCAGTTACGGCACCACACTTTGTCGCGGTTCCATAAATGCCCTCATCGTTGCACCCTGGTCTCTTCCCAGGCGTCAAACCGAATCGCCACGCTGGTTAGGCGTCTTATCAGCATCCTCATTGACTTGCACATTCCGGCTACCTGGTTTGTTTGCCCGAGCAAGGAGTGGATTGTCCCCTTTAACGTCCCCAGACCGCTAACGACGCATGTGCCATACGCCGTGTTACAACCAAATTTTGTTTAATCTTGCCTGTGGCATGTTTCTTTTAGATACATTATGTATCTCGTAGGTACATTGTCAAGTATAAAAAAACCTGCCGAAGCAGGTTATAAATATTGATTAGGCCTTTATTTGGTATCTTCTTGGTTTTCCTGAGAAAATTACTGTACCAATTATAGAGCAATTACCGTTAATCTTAATGTAAGGCTCAGGCCAGTTTGGGTTTAATGCTTTGAGATAACGCTGTGTTCCATCTTCTATCAATCGCTTGAAGGTGGTTTCGCCTGTATCGTGCATCAATGCAATAACGTCGTCACCGTGGCAGGCAGGGACTTCGGGATCAACAAAAATCATGTCTCCCGGGCGGTACTCATCAATCATTGAATCACCAATCACCCGCAAGATATAAGTCATTTCGCCACAGGGTACAGGGCAGGGATAAGTTTCTGCTGTGCTCAAATCAACCTCAGAATAGCCAACTTCTTTCCATGCTCCGGCCTGTACCCATGATATGACAGGGACTAACGTTATTTGTTTGTTAGTAATTGAAACATCAGGTTTTTTTGTGATGTTTGTTGTCTGGTGTTCTTGATCAAGCCATCCGACAGGCAGGTCGAAACATTTTTCGATGTGCCGTGCCATGCTGTCACCGATATTTTTAGTAGCACCATCTCCCATAAACCTGCTGGTCTGGGTTGGCTCGCGATCAATCATGGTGGCAAAGGAAGAATTCCCGCCAACACCATCTCTCAGTTTTCTGGCGTTAGACCGCCGGATGTCATGGACTGTTTTCATAACGAAATTAAAACCTTTGTACCGATAGGGTACAAGTATCTTGAGGGTTCATCTCAATCATGTAATATGTATATCGGAGGTACATATTGTATGAAAGCGTATTGGGACTCTTTAACCAAAGAACAGCAGGGCGAGTTGGCCGGAAAAGTTGGCTCAACACCAGGCTACTTACGGCTAGTTTTCAATGGTTATAAAAAAGCCAGTTTTGTGCTGGCTAAAAAACTTGAGCAATGCACGTCAGGTGCAATTACGAAATCTGACTTAAGACCGGATATCTATCCGAAAGATTAACAGAACACCTTCAATTTTTAACCACAGAACGATGAGGCTAACCGTGGGTAAGCATCACTGGAAAGTAGAAAAACAGCCTGAGTGGTACGTGAAAGCTGTCAGAAAAACTATCGCGGCGTTGCCGGGGGGTTACGCTGAAGCTGCTGAGTGGCTGGATGTAACAGAGAACGCTTTATTCAACCGCCTTCGTGCAGATGGCGATCAGATTTTCCCGCTGGGATGGGCAATGATTTTACAGCGCGCGGCTGGCACTCACTACATTGCGGATGCTGTCGCACAGTCTGCTGGTGGGGTGTTTGTATCGCTTCCTGAAATTGAGGAAGTAGAGAACGCCGATATAAACCAGCGCCTGCTGGAAGTCATCGAACAGATCGGGAGTTACTCAAAGCAGATTCGTTCGGCAATCGAAGATGGGGTAGTGGAGCCACACGAGCAGACAGCAATTAATGATGAGTTGTATCTGTCAATTTCGAAGCTCCAGGAGCATGCAGCACTGGTCTACAAAATCTTTTGCGCTCCAGAAAAGAGTGACGCCCGCGAGTGTGCAGCTCCGGGCGTCGTGGCGTTTTGTGTCTGTGGAGAAACTAACGCATGAACAGTTTAACGGCAAATAACCGTTTGTCGCAACAGCTGGTGGTCAGCGTCGCTGAACACCTGTTGTTACGGCATGAATGCAGATTACCAAATCACCTGGCTGTAAGTAACCACAGAGAACTTTACCTGACTGTGGGGGGCGAGTTGTGCAGGAACTTAACCGCTGGTTTCGTGACGGAAGAGGACTTTATGTTCATGTTATTCGTTGGGAGCCAGAAACACAGCGCGTTATCTATCTTCGCAAAGACTACCCGCATGAGTGCTTTAGTCCTTTGTGGAAATTCAGGCGTGATTTTGTTGAGTGTGAAGGACCACCAGCACATTGATTCTGCCATTCCGGGACGTTACACTGTTCAGGCACCTTATAAAGCGGGTGCCGGGATTGGCGTCCTGGAATTGATCAAGGCGATATATGACGCGCCAGCGTCTTTTTTATCGTCCGCATTTGCTCACATCAAAGTTATGGTGGGCTGGGCGGGGGCATCGAAAGATGCGCCGGTTTCCTTGATCACCGGTTACGCCAACCCCGTTCAGTTCACCACCAGCGAAATTGGCGTTTCCGGTGGTGGAAGTATTTCACCGATCAAGGAGGCTGCCATCATGGCTACTGTCCCAGCCCTCACTCGTCTGAATGATGAAGACTTACATAAACTCAGTTATGTAACAACTGCACTACGTGCTCTGCGCAAGGTAACTCTTTCGGATCCGCAGGCACATCAGGTTCTGGTAGAAACCCTTCTTAACTTGCAAGCTGAACGTATTCGTCTGGCGGATAAGGCTAATTTTCATATTCACCGTCTCCTGAATATCAGCGGAGGGCATCGTCATGCTTAATCCGTTGCTCCTCAACATTTACCGTTTATTTCAGCGTAAAAAAATATCAACACCCACAGTTGGGCAGTGGTACACCACGCCAGCAGGGCATGTTCTACGTGTCAGCCTGGTTGACTGTGAATGTCAGAAGGTGATTTGTGAACCGCTGGGCCGCAATTACCGCGTCAGTATGCCGCTTATTGCCTTTCGCTCCGGAAAAAACATGAAGCATCTCGGAGGTGCAGCATGAGTATGGAGCTGATGGTTAAAGCGATGAAAATTCGAGTGGGTAATCCATTGCGAAAACTGGTTCTGATCAAGCTGGCTGATAATGCCAGCGATCAGGGTGAGTGCTGGCCCAGCTACCAGCATATTGCTGACCAGTGCGAGATTAGCAAACGTTCTGTGATGAATCATATTGCGGCCCTTTGTGATTCCGGGCTGGTAAAAAAAGTCACCCGGAAAGGTGAAAAAGGTAACTCAAGTAATATCTATCTCCTTCATCTTGATGGTGCAGGAGATTCACTAGGGGGTAGTGCAAATAATTCACTATCTAGTGCAGCAAATTCACCAGGTAGTGCAGGAGTTGCACCAGGGGGTGGTGCAGGAGATTCACCCAGAACCAGTCACTCTTTTGAACCAGTCAAAGAACCAGTCAATGAACCAATAGCTGTTGGTGCATCTGCTGATGAGTCCGTGCGAGTTCGTTCAAACCGACCGGAATACTCTCCGGAGTTTGAGCAGGCATGGCTGGCATACCCCAAACGTGCTGGTGGCAATTCAAAATCTGCAGCCCTCAAAGCCTGGAAAGCTCGTTTGAATGAGGGGGTAAAACCCGAAACCATGCTGGAAGGTGTGAAACGCTACGCGGGCTGGGTATCTGCGATGGGTAACAGCGGCACACAATTTGTGAAACAGGCTGTCACGTTCTTTGGTCCGGATCGTCATTTCGAAGAATCCTGGGAAGTTCCTGCGGTATCTGCAGCCAGACGCGAGGACCCGTACTTCAAAGCCAGTTACGACAACGTGGACTACAGCCAGATCCCGGCAGGATTCAGGGGGTGATCATGAGTCTTTTGAATGACGTTCAGAAATTCATTGAAGCCCATCCGGGGTGTACTTCCGGAGACATTGCGGATGCTTTTGCAGGTTACTCACGGCAGCGCGTTCTGCAGTCAGCAAGCAAGTTACGTCAGAGTGGTCGTGTGGCTCACCGTTGTGAAGGGGATACACGCAGACATTTCCCGCGCCTGACCAGTTTAACCAGCAGCACATTACCCTGGCGGGATACGAAAAAGAGACCCAGACGCCTGCCGACGAGCTGGTGGCAAGCCGTACCGCCCGCGCAGCGGTGTTTATTCGCAACGATCCGGCACGTCCCACGCAGACCGGTGAGCTGGTGGGTATGCTGCCTGCGCCGAAGGGGAAACGGTTCACGATGACCGAACAACAGACCCTGCTGTCTCATGGCGTGGCAACGGCGTATGTCGAAAGCGGGGTGCTGCGCATTCAGCGTGATGTCACCACGTACAGGAAAAACGCTTACGGTGTTGCGGATAACAGCTACCTCGACAGCGAGACGCTGCATACCAGCGCGTATGTGCTGCGCAAACTGAAATCCGTCATTACCAGTAAGTACGGGCGTCACAAGCTTGCCAGCGACGGTACCCGCTTTGGTCCCGGTCAGGCGATTGTCACACCGGCGGTGATCAAAGGGGAACTGCTGGCAACCTACCGTCAGCTTGAGCGTGCGGGGATCGTGGAAAACTACGAACTGTTTAAGCAGTACCTGGTTGTGGAGCGTGATGCCAGCGATCCGAACCGCCTGAACACGCTGTTCCCGCCTGACTATGTTAACCAGTTGCGTGTCTTTGCCGTGGTTAACCAGTTCCGTCTTCAGTATTCAGAGGAGTCCGCATAATGGCCCGTATCGGGGGAACCTGTTATTTCAAAATTGACGGTCAGCAGCTATCGCTGACCGGCGGCATTGAGGTGCCCATGAACAGGACGGTCAATGATGACATCATCGGCCTGGACGGTTCAGTGGACCGCAAGGAAACTCACCGTGCGCCTTATGTTAAAGGGACCTTCAAGGTGCCGAAGAATTTTCCGGTGAGCAAAATCACCTCGTCTGATGAGATGACCATCACTGCCGAGCTGGCGAACGGTCAGGTCTATGTACTGTCGTCTGCCTGGCTGCACGGCGAAGCAAACCATAATGCCGAAGAAGGGACGGTTGATCTTGAGTTCCACGGTGAAGAAGGGGATTACCAGTAATGAAAGAGCTTGAGTTAAAGAAACCGATTACCGCTCATGGCGAGACACTCTCCGTACTGGAGTTTGATGAGCCCACCGGGAAAGATGTCCGCGAGCTGGGGTATCCCTACCAGATGAATCAGGATGAGTCCGTCAGACTTCTGGCGCATGTGGTGTCGAAATACATTGTGCGGCTGGCGAAAGTGCCGCAAAGCTCTGTCGACCAGATGTCTCCGGCAGACCTGAATGCAGCGGCGTGGCTTGTGGCTGGTTTTTTCCTCCAGGCCTGACGGCTGAATACCTCACTGATCGCTTCTTTGACTGCGCCAGCTACTGGCGCATTAATCCCTTCGAATTGCTGAATATGCCGATCAGTGAAATTCCCTTGCTGGTCAGTCAGGCAAACAGGATAGAGCAGGAGAAACGCACACATGGCTGAATTTGAGCTTAAGGCGTTGATCACCGGTGTCGACAGGCTTTCTCCCGCGCTGTCGAAAATGCAAAAGAAAATCCGGGGATTTAAACGCCAGGCGGAAGAAGCGTCACAGGGTGGGCTGGCGCTTGGTGGAGGACTGGCAGCGGGGCTGACGCTTTCCCTGAAATCTTATGCCGATCAGGAAAACGCCGCTACCGGGCTGAAAGTCGCCATGATGGATGCGAACGGCGAGGTTGGAAAGAGCTTTCAGGACATCAATAAACTGGCTATTGGCCTGGGTAACCAGCTACCCGGTACAACGGCTGATTTCCAGAACATGATGCAGATGCTGGTGCGTCAGGGGATCCCGGCAGAAAACATTCTGGGTGGTGTGGGTAAAGCGACAGCTTATCTTGCGGTACAACTGAAAAAAACACCGGAAGCGGCTGCTGAGTTTGCTGCAAAGATGCAGGATGCTACCGGAACGGCGTCAGAAGACATGATGGGGCTGTTCGACACTATCCAGAAGGCGTTTTATCTGGGCGTTGACGATACCAACATGTTGTCCTTCTTCACTAAAACCAGTTCTGTTCTGAAGATGGTGAACAAGGACGGTCTTCAGGCTGCACAGAGCCTTGCCCCCATCAGCGTCATGATGGATCAGATGGGGATGAACGGGGAGTCGGCAGGTAATGCCCTGCGAAAAGTTATCCAGTCCGGATTAAGCGTTAAGAAAATCAGGGACGTCAATAAAGTCATGGCCCGCCAGAGACTCGGGGTACAGCTCGATTTTACTGACGGCAAAGGAAGTTTTGGCGGTCTTGATAACATGTTCAGGCAACTGGCAAAGCTGCGAAAACTGACCGACGTTAAGCGAACAGGTGTACTTAAGGCAATATTTGGTGATGATGCCGAAACCCTTCAGGTGGTCAATGCACTAATCGATAAAGGAAAGGATGGCTACGATCAGATCCAGCAGAAGATGAATAAACAGGCCAGCCTGAATAAACGTGTTCAGGCACAGCTTGGTACGCTGTCCAACCTGTGGGAGGCAATGACGGGGACCGCAACTAACGGCCTTGCGGCTATTGGCGGCGCATTTTCTGGTGACGCCAAAAATATCACGCAATGGCTGGGGGAGTTGGGGGAAAAATTCACGAAGTTTGCGGATGAAAATCCCCGGGTTATTCGCGGCGTCGTCGGGCTTGCTGCCGGTCTTGCGATTCTGAAACTGGGATTGATGGGCGTGGGCAGTGCCATCAGTATTGTCAGCAGGATTATGTCGATGACGCCGATTGGCATGATTGCGACGGCGATTGCTCTGGCTGCGGGATTAATTATCACTAACTGGGATGTTGTCGGACCTTATTTCAAGAAGCTCTGGGAAACCATTGGTCCTTATTTTGAGGCAGGTTGGGAACTTCTGAAGAAGGTTTTTGCCTGGTCGCCGCTGGGGATGGTGATCAATAACTGGGGACCGGTTGTTAAGTGGTTTCAGGATATGTGGGATAAGCTGAAGCCGATTATTGAATGGTTTACCGACAGTTCCGGTGACACGGTCGATGCCATTAACTCGGCGCAGTGGGGCGCGGGTGCTTATGATGCTTATGGGACGGGAATACCGCCACGGGGATACACTCCTTATCCGGTGGTGGATCCGGCTCAGGCAAACAACGCCTCCGATGCCACAGGCTCGAATCCCTTCATGATTAACAAAGCTTCTGTGCCAAAAGTTGATGGTGAGATCAAGGTATCTTTTGTGAATTCGCCTCCGGGTATGCGGGTTATGGAAACGCGATCCAGCGGTTTTGATGTCAGCCATGATGTTGGCTATACGCGGTTCAGGTAGTGTACAAAATGATTAATGTGTTTTTGTCTGGCATAATTTGGGTTTTCAGCTTTAAGTAGTTAATATAATCATTCCTTACAAATGATTGAAGGGATGATTATGCGTATCTTTGTTTTTTTATATCTGCACTTTTATCTTTTAACTTGGCTGCGGAAGAGTGTAAGTTCAGCTTTAATGAGTCAGAATTAATCTCTTCTATAGGTATTGCACCAGTTAAGCAAGAGATAATAAAGGATGAAGGAATAACTAAGCGGCAATATGAATTCAGAAGAGAATTATCTTCTGAAGAAATGCTTAGTGATGACGCTGATGAAAAATATGAGCCGCAGTTTTATATATCTGTTTATAATCCATCATGCCCACGAAAGGTTATTGTTTGGTTTTTCAAAGACAATAAAAACACAATGGATTTAAGTAATGAGGTCCTTGCTGGTAGAGCGTTCAAGTATTTAACTGGTGTTAATGAAAGTATTTTTGAAAATAAAATGAAAAAGTTTTTAAAGGTACAGTCATTTGAATCTTTTGATGAAAGGACAGATTCTAAATTTATAAAGAGTGGTGATATTTATTCCATTGATGTTCAACTCAGATAGTAATTAAAAATATTAGGTTCCCGCCACATCTTCTGCGATGTAAATAACTGACAAAGCAGATTTGGCGGGTTTTTTGTATCCGGAGTTTATATGACGTGGAAAGACAGGCTTCAGGATGCGTCATTTCGCGGCGTACCGTTTAAGGTTGAAGAAGAAAGTGCGGGAACCGGTCGCCGTGTGGAAACACACGAATATCCGAACCGCGACAAACCCTATACCGAAGATCTGGGAAAAGTCACTTTCCGCCCGTCCATCACAGCTTATGTGGTGGGAGATGACTGCTTTGACCAGCGCGATCTCCTGATTGAAGCGCTGAATAAACCCGGTCCCGGCACGCTTGTTCACCCGACATACGGTGAGCTGAAAGTCTGTGTTGACGGGGAAGTTCGGGTCAGCACATCGAAAAGTGAAGGGCGTATTGTCCGCTTTGACCTGAAGTTTGTCGAAGCAGGAGAACTCTCTTACCCCACATCAGGTGCGGCGACGGCGCAGACGCTGATGTCATCCTGTTCTGCACTGGATGACTGCATCAGTGACAGCTTCAGCGGTTTCAGTATCGATGGTGTGGCGGATTTCGTGCAGAACGACGTTATCGGTAATGCCAGCATAATGCTGGGGTATGTTTCTGATGCGATGAAAGTGGTGGATTCTGCCGTATCGGATGCCGCCAGGCTGTTGCAGGGGGATATCTCGGTACTTCTGCCGCCGCCATCGTCAGGCAAAAATTTCGTTGAGCAGGTGCAGAAAATGTGGCGTACCGGGAAACGCCTTTATGGTAACGCCAGCGACCTGGTCACCATGATCAAAACGCTTTCCGGTGTCAGCCTCGGCAGCGATCTGCAACCGCGCGGCGTCTGGAAAACGGACAGCAAAACCACCGCCACGGCGACGCAGCAGCGTAACGTGGTTGCCAGCACCCTTCGTACGACCGCAATCAGCGAAGCGGCGTATGCCGTCACCCGATTGCCTGCGCCAACAACTTCCGCGGTGATGCAGAATTCCGCAGTGGGGCAGGCAACAACACCCGCGCAGAGCACTGGCTGGCCTTCCGTCACGCATCCGGCACTGAACAATGCACCGGCGGTGAAAAACACGGTTGACCTGCCGACGTGGGAAGAACTGACTGACATTCGCGACACACTGAATACGGCAATTGATAAGGAGTTGTCCCGTACAACCAGTGATGCGCTGTTTCTGGCGCTGCGCCGGGTGAAAGCAGATCTGAATGCGGATATCAACACGCGCCTTGAACAGTCTGCACGGATCATTCAGCGCACGCCGGATGAGGTTTTACCTGCGCTGGTGCTGGCGGCGACCTGGTTTGATAACGCGGCGCGTGACGCGGACATTATCCGGCGTAATGCCATTACGCATCCCGGCTTTGTGCCGGTGATCCCTCTGAAGGTGCCAGTGCAATGAACGATAACGTCACGCTACGGGTAAATGGCCGGGAGTGGAATGGCTGGACATCGGTGCGCATCGGTGCCGGTGTTGAACGACTGGCGCGGGATTTCAGTGTGGAGATCACCCGCCAGTGGCCGGGAGATGAGGGTATCACCACGCTTCAGCCGCGCATTAAAAACGGTTCAAAAGTGGAGGTGCTGATTGGTGATGAGCTGGTGATCACCGGCTGGGTGGAGGCGACGCCCGTTCGTTACGATGCCCGTTCGGTCAGCACCGGTATTGCCGGACGCAGTCTGACCGCTGACCTGATTGACTGTGCAGCCGAACCGACACAGTTTAACGGACGATCGCTGGTACAGATTGCGCAGGCGCTTGCTGCGCCTTTCGGCATTGAGGTGGTGAACAGCGGTGCGCCGTCGGGTGTTATTCCTGATGTCCAGCCTGATCACGGTGAAACGGTGATTGAGGTAATCAACAAAATACTCGGTCAGCAGCAGGCACTGGCTTACGACGACCCGCACGGCAGGCTGGTGATTGGCGGTATTGGCTCAACGCGGGCACATACCGCGCTGGTACTCGGGGAAAACATCCTTTCCTGCGATACGGAGAAGAGTATCCGGGAGCGGTTTTCTGTTTACCAGGTGGCGGGGCAGCGTGCCGGAAACGACGATGATTTCGGTGAGGCCACCACCACCGCGCTGCGGGCCCGCACAGAGGACGCATTTATTGCCCGTTACCGTCCGATGTATATCAGGCAGACAGGGCAGGCTACGGGGGCAGGCTGTATTGCGCGTGCTGACTTTGAAGCCCGGCAACGGGCGGCGCGGACGGATGAAACCACCTATGTGGTGCAGGGCTGGCGACAGGGTAACGGTACGCTGTGGCAGCCCAACCAGCGGGTGATTGTCTTTGATCCGGTCTGTGGTTTCGACAATACCGAACTGCTTGTCTCGGAAGTCACGTTTACTCAGGACCAGAACGGCACCCTGACGGAAATCCGTGTCGGCCCGCCTGATGCTTATCTGCCTGAACCCGAAGATCCCGGCGCGCGGAAAAAGAAAAAAGCCAGAGTACAGGAGGATCCGTTCTGATGAGGACGATTGAAGCCATGCAGCGACAACTCCTCGGCCTGATTGGGCGGGCCGTGGTGAAAAGCATCAGTGCCGCCACGAAATGTCAGACCGTGGATGTGTCTCTGATTGCCGGTGAACCCAAAGCCGGGGTTGAACATCTTGAACCCTACGGTTTTACCTCAAGGGCAAACAGCGGTGCGGAAGCGGTGGTGTTGTTTCCGGATGGCGACCGTTCTCATGCGGTGGTTGTTACGGTGTCGGACCGGCGCTACCGCCTGAAAGGGCTGCAGACGGGTGAGGTGGCTGTCTATGACGATCAGGGGCAGTCCGTGACGCTGACCCGGGAGGGGATCGTGGTGGACGGTGCAGGTAAAACGATCACGTTTCGCAATGCACCTGAAGCACGTTTTGAAATGGACCTGGAAGTGACAGGACAGGTGAAAGACCTGTGCGACTCCGGCGGCACCACCATGTCAGCGATGCGGCTTGCCTATAACGGGCATCGTCACAGAGAGAACGGTCAGGGCAGTAACACCGACAAACCTGATAAAGCGATGGAGGCATGATGGAACTGTGGCTGACGGTGAACGGTAAACGCACCTGCGCCAGCGCACCGCTGGATCCGCTGCCCCGCGCCGTGGTGATTTCCCTGTTTACCTGGCGGCGGGCGGAGCCTGATGACAACGCCGACGTCCCGATGGGATGGTGGGGGGATACCTGGCCTGCGGTACAGAATGACCGTTACGGCTCCCGACTGTGGCTGCTTCAGCGCAGCAAACTGACCAATCAGCTGGTGCAGACGGTAAGGGGGTATATCCGCGAATGCCTGCAATGGATGATTGATGACGGCGTGGTGTCCCGTATTGATCTGGATATCCGCCGCACCGGGATTAATGAACTGGGTAACAGTATCACTCTCTGGCGTCGTGACGGACCGGTAATGATTTCTTTTGATGATCTGTGGAGTGCGATAACGCATGGCGGACAGTGAATTTCAGCGCCCGACGCTGGCAGAAAATATCAGTATGCTCCGTAACGATTTATTCGCCAGGCTGGACGTCAGCGACACGCTCCGGCGCATGGATGAAGACGTGCGGGCAAAGGTGTATGCGGCGGCGCTGCATACGGTCTACGGGTACATCGATTATCTGGCAATGAATATGCTGCCTGACCTGTGCGATGAGTCCTGGCTGGCGCGACATGCTGCGATGAAACGGTGTCCGCGCAAGGGGGCCACGGCTGCCAGCGGGTATATGCGCTGGGAAGGTGTCAGCGATGGCCTGAAGGTGACTGCCGGGAGCGTGATTCAGCGCGATGACCTGGTTCAGTACACGGCAACTGCCGATGCAACCAGCTCCGGTGGTGTCCTGCGTGTGCCGATCACTTGCTCAACTACAGGTGCGGTCGGTAACGCTGACGACGGTACGGCATTAATCCTGGTCACGCCGGTGAATGGTCTGCCGTCTTCCGGTGTTGCAGATACCCTGACTGGCGGATTCGATACTGAAGATCTGGAAACGTGGCGCGCCCGCGTCATTGAGCGGTATTACTGGACGCCGCAGGGCGGGGCTGACGGGGACTATGTCGTCTGGGCTAAAGAAGTGCCCGGCATTACCCGCGCATGGACATACCGTCACTGGATGGGAACGGGAACTGTCGGTGTGATGATTGCCAGCAGTGACCTGATTAATCCCATTCCGGAAGAATCAACGGAAACGGCGGCAAGACAACATATCGGGCCACTGGCCCCGGTGGCAGGCTCTGATTTGTATGTGTTCAGGCCGGTGGCACATACGGTGGATTTTCATATCCGCGTGACGCCGGATACACCGGAAATACGGGCTGCCATCACCGCCGAGTTGCGTTCGTTCCTGCTGCGTGATGGTTATCCGCAGGGAGAACTGAAGGTATCGCGTATCAGTGAGGCGATTTCCGGTGCGAACGGGGAATACAGCCATCAGTTGCTTGCACCGGCAGACAATATCTCCATTGCAAAAAATGAGCTGGCAGTTCTGGGGACGATTTCATGGACGTGACAAACGATGATTATATCCGTCTGTTGTCGGCACTGTTGCCGCCCGGTCCGGCGTGGTCAGTCAGCGATCCGGCGATTGCCGGTGCGGCACCGTCATTAACCCGCGTTCATCAGCGTGCGGATGCCCTGATGCGGGAGCTGGATCCGCGCACCACCACTGAACTGATAAATCGCTGGGAGCGTCTGTGCGGTCTGCCGGATGAATGTATTCCCGCAGGGACACAGACCCTTCGCCAGCGTCAGCAACGGCTGGATGCGAAGGTTAATCTGGCGGGCGGCATCAATGAGGATTTTTACCTTGCACAGCTTGCAGCCCTGGGCAGACCAGACGCCACTATCACGCGATACGATAAAAGCACGTTCACCTGCTCATCGGCCTGTACTGACGCAGTGAATGCGCCGGAATGGCGGTATTACTGGCAGGTCAACATGCCAGCCGCCACCAACACCACCTGGATGACATGTGGCGATCCCTGTGATTCCGCACTGCGTATCTGGGGCGACACCGTTGTCGAGTGCGTGCTTAACAAACTCTGCCCTTCGCATACCTACGTAATTTTTAAATATCCGGAGTAATCCATGCATCGTATAGACACGAAAACCGCGCAGAAGGATAAGTTCGGCGCGGGTAAGAACGGTTTTACCCGTGGTAACCCCCAGACCGGCACACCTGCCACCGATCTGGATGATGACTACTTTGACATGTTGCAGGAAGAACTTTGTGGCGTGGTGGAGGCCTCCGGTGCCAGCCTGGAGAAGGGGCGAAACGACCAGTTGCTTACCGCGCTTCGTGCTCTGCTGTTAAGCCGCAAGAATCCGTTTGGTGATATCAAATCGGATGGCACGGTGAAAACGGCTCTCGAAAACCTTGGTTTGGGAGAAGGTGCTCCAGCTATTGGCGTTCCGTTCTTCTGGCCCTCCGCGGCAATGCCAAATACTGTAATCGACAGCTGGTCCAGTATGGTGTTTTTGAAGTTCAACGGGGCGAAATTTTCTGCCTCTGATTACCCTGTGCTGGCAAAAGTGTTTCCTTCGCTGGTATTACCTGAAGCCCGCGGTGATTTCATTCGTATCTGGGATGACGGGCGAGGGGCGGACAGTGGGCGAGCATTATTAAGCTGGCAGGCAGCAACATCTTTATCGCAATTTGGCGGTAATTATCCAGAAGGGTCCGGCCATGCGATTGCTGATTACGATGGAATATCAGCACACCAGCCAGGTTTCTCTCGATTTCAGTACACCAGTAACTCAGTAGGAGATGGTGTTAATTTTGTTGCTGTCAGACCGCGAAATATTGCATTTAACTTTCTGGTGAGGGCTAAATGATGACCCCAATTTTTGATGAAAATGGACTGGCTACAGTGCCGGGCGATATGCGTTGTTTTTATTATGATGCAGTAACGTATGAATATACGGGCTGGTCTGATGAATATATTAATACTGGTGTAAGTATGCCCGCCTGTTCCACTGGTATTGACCCGGGCGAAAACATTCCGGGAAAAGTGGCAGTATTTACGGGTAAGGGATGGAGCCATGAAGAAGACCATCGCAATGAGACTGTTTACTCAACAGAAAATGGTGCAGCTGTTACAGTGGATTATATCGGTGCCATCAAAGACGGTTATGTCACGCTTTCACCGTTAACGCCATACGATAAATGGGATGGTGAGAAATGGGTGACGGATACCGAGGCACAGCATAGCGCCGCAGTAGAAGCGGCAGAAGCACAGCGCCAGTCGCTGATTGATGCTGCAATGGCTTCCATCAGTCTGATTCAACTGAAATTACAGGCTGGGCGGAAACTGACGCAGCCAGAAAACACCCGACTTAACGCTGTGCTGGATTATATTGACGCGGTGACGGCAACAGATACCAGCACCGCGCCGGATGTCATCTGGCCTGAACTGCCGGAGGCGTAGGCCATTCAATATCTGGCGCACCGGAAGTATCGACCAGTTCCAGTGCGTCCAGATAATCCAGCCACAAATTATATTGCACCAGTTCCTCACCTTTCAGGCGACCAATCGCCGCTTTACCAGGCCATTGCTTACTGTTTATGTATTCGTTGACCTGATTAATCAATTGCTGCTTTTTCAGTTCGGCTGCGGCAATTTGTTCCTCATGAGTTGGCGGTGGAATATCAATCCATGCAGGCATTCCGTCGATGACACCTCTGTATTTTCCTTCTGGTGCTTCCTTCATAAATTCGGCAGCAACAGTGTCGTCAATTTCGATTCCATCATCGGGCCATTCGCCGGATTCCTGATAAGCGATTTTAAGCTCCACAGGGAAAAACGCATTTTTATCGGCACTGAAAATATATTTCTGCATTTCTACCGTCCTATCGAAATATAACTGAATCTGTATTGCTGTGAGATATCACTGGTTGCCACACGCCACGCTGAATTACTGATATGTTCAAAATTTACAGACAAAACCTGCGGGGCAGGATTCGACGGGTCTGACTGAACGGCATCAGACATAACACTGACTGAAACCATCGGCTGATTAGGGAATGGTATAGGGAAGTGTCCACTGATAAAGCGGGTCGTGTTTCCTGAAAAAGTGCCAAACTGAACAATATATCCACCTGGTAGCCTGAACCATCCCGAACCAGAAGCGAATGCTCCCATATCCGGTATCTGATTATCTCCTGTGCCCACATCCCTTTTCGCCGCTTCTCCCAAACCAACGTTTAAGAAAATGCAGAGATTATGGCTAACTGGCATCATCCCCGGTTTTTACTCAGGGGAATGCTCATGCTTATTGGCTATGTCCGCGTATCAACAAATGACCAGAATACGGAATTGCAGCGTAATGCGCTGGAGTGTGCAGGATGTGAGCTGATTTTTGAAGATAAGATCAGCGGCACTAAGTCCGACCGACCGGGACTGAAAAAACTGCTCAGAACATTATCAGCAGGTGACACTCTGGTAGTCTGGAAACTGGACCGACTGGGGCGCAGTATGCGGCATCTTGTCGTGCTGGTGGAGGAGTTGCGCGAACGTGGCGTTAATTTTCGCAGCCTGACGGATGCTATTGATACCAGCACACCAATGGGGCGCTTTTTCTTTCATGTGATGGGTGCCCTGGCTGAAATGGAGCGAGAGCTTATTGTCGAACGTACTAGGGCGGGCTTTGCCGCAGCACGACAAGAAGGGAGGAATGGTGGGCGAAAGCCAAAGCTGACAGTAGAACAATGGGAGCAGGCTGGCAGGTTGATTGAATCGGGAATATATCAGCAGCAAGTCGCACTGATTTATGATCTGGGTATTTCAACGGTGTATAAAAAATTCCCTGTAGCAAGTAAACCATAACCTTACGCCACATTGATGATCGCGGATTATGCACTATTTTTAGGTCTTGTAACCCGAGGTGGGAGTTGTTTGGTTATATGTTCAAGTGATTTTTTGCCCAAGATAGTTCTTTGGACAAAACTTTCTATAGCTTCTAGCATTTGTTCGAACTCACTTTTATTCGGGCTCCAACTGCGATGTGCGGCGGCGTTTCCTGCATCAATTACAGAAGATATAACGCATGCCTCAGTGTCGCCTATGACTCCATCTTGTTTTAATTTTTCAACTTTTTCACCAAGCGGCAAACCGGGGTGAATTTGTAACAGTTCAGCAGTTCGATCAAAAATCGTCCGTAAACCGATGGACGAAAGAATGAAATGGTCAGAAGTATATGAAGAATACATTTCATTAAATATTTGAAAGAGCTGACGATCAACTGATTCAAGCTTGGATAACCATATCGGAGCTTGAAATGTTTCAGCGGCAGGATAGGTAGTGATCATATCTATAGGCGTTTCTACAAATTCACCATCACGATATTCGTGGGTAGTATGCTCACTGAAGTGTTCGTTGTGGTGATAGAAGACAGTATCACAGCCATTGCATTGGAGTAGGTGATGGTAATGGTACCCATAAACTGGATATTGGGAATCCTCCCAGCTAGTGGTTAGCTTCCCATGCACAGTGCAGTTACGTAACCCACCGCATGTAGGGCAAAGAGCCTTGAGTATTTCCTTTTTCATAAAGTCTCTGATTCTATATGTAGGTTAAGACCACTATTAGCTATACGGACCTAATAATCAATCGTGTGCAGATACAAAAAAGCCCGTATAGCGGGATTTCATGTCACTAAGGGCCGCGGCTACTTTGCGTATCTTTTTTGTCTTCTCACCGTCTGGCCGGTATTTTGCTGAGACTGCTTATTTCCAGTTTTTACTAGTGCTGTACTGGTACTGCCCAATCATGATTGGTGGGGGACGGAGTTGAAACCGCAGCCACGTCGTATGCAAGAACGCGCTGCGGTTGGCTGGTGAACTTTCGATAGTGCGAGTATTGAATGATTTCCAGCCGTTACAGATTTTACGTGTTTATTAGTGAACAAACCACTCGTCAGCAGATTCCCAGGTATCTTTCAGAGTCTCCTGAACAAAAGTTTTTGCAGAATCCTTATCTGCGGTGCGTGTAACAGAAAGGCCATCATTGCTGGTGGCTTTTACTAACACCTCAACATCGTCATAACGCTTACTGATGCGTCGGGTTAATTCTTCCTTTAACGCATCCACAGCACCGGTTGGCATTTTAGTCATTTTTTCTTTGGCTATGCAGATTTCAATACGCATAAAAGTCCCTCCATACTGTGTTTGTATACAGTATTATTTTTAACTGTATGGATAAACAGTGTCAAGAGGTCTTATTTCTGCTCCTTTGGAGCTCTTCAAAACGATTATGTAAAGATTTCGGATACAGTTCGGTATATACCTGCCATAGCACGTTTAATGAACGATGCCCTGTAACCTGGGCGACTTCCTCAATACTAAAACCAGCCTCAAATAAGCGACTTGCCCCTTCTCTACGCAAATCATGGTATCGCAGATCCTTAATACCTAATTTGCTTCTTACTCTCTGAAATCCCGCAGTAACAGAAGTGCTGTTATATGGAAAAATGAATTCCGATTTTTGGGGCTGTCGTTGGACGATATCCCAGGCTTCCCCAAGCAAGGCTACTTTCATGTGGTTGCCTTCCTTTTTGCGTGGATCTTTCCTGTCTCTTACGAGTATAGATTTTTGTTCCTGGTCGAGATCTTCCCATCGTAACCGGCATACTTCTCCGATTCGCATACAGGACCATACAGAAAATTTGAGGATATCAACGAACGGAATTTTTGAGCATTTATGAGTAGATCGTTGTTGAAGGCCTGCAATGAGCATGTCCAGTTCATCAGATGCTGGTCTACGATTACGACGGTTTGATTTACCAATCAAACCAAGTTTAAGTAGATATGGGCGAGCGCTTTTCGCCGGGTTTGATGTGTAATTAATTCCGTATACAGGTTTGGCCGCATCCAGAACACTGCCAAGATAACTAACATCGTGGCTGACTGTTGCTGGACCTGCACCAGCGTTGTTTCTTAGCCTGCAATGTTCAATTACGTCATTTTCTGTCAGTTCAGATAGTTTGATCGCGGAGATGTCACTATCCATAAGCAGTTCCAGCACATATCTTTTAGTACGGCCTGCTTTACCTCCGGCATTTGGGTCATTTAAATATTTGTGTAGTAAGTCACGGACTGTAAGTCCGTCAACTGCATTTGATGATGGAATGCCATATAGATCTAATTCCATCACTTTCTGTGTGCCCCATGTTTTGGCATGAGCATGTTTAGGGAATGTTTTGCTTTCCCTGTAAGTGATAACACCTTTTTCTTTGATAATCACATTACAGCGATAGCGTGGTGTGCCATCGGATTTTAGTCGTTTCTCTATGTTATAGTACGCCATTACACGACCTCGTTATTTCGGGTTCCCATAAAACGTGGGAACCTGTGCGGGAACCTAACGCGAGAAAAATAGCCTGAAATGTTCAAAAATGCACGATAATCATGAAACACAAAAAATTAATCAAACCAGCGTGATGCCTGAAAAAACTGGTGTTTACTGGAATTCTCGGTTTAGCATTGCTCCTATGCTCGACTGGACGGACAGACATTGCCGCTATTTCTTGCGTCTGCTTTCCCGCAATACGTTGCTGTATACCGAAATGGTGACCACAGGGGCGATTATTCACGGTAAAGGTGATTATCTGGCGTACAGTGAAGAAGAACATCCGGTAGCGTTGCAACTGGGCGGTAGCGATCCGGCGGCGCTGGCGCAGTGTGCAAAGCTGGCAGAAGCGCGCGGATATGATGAGATCAACCTGAATGTCGGCTGCCCGTCTGACCGGGTGCAGAACGGCATGTTTGGTGCGTGTCTGATGGGTAATGCGCAGCTGGTTGCCGACTGCGTGAAAGCGATGCGCGATGTGGTGTCGATTCCGGTGACGGTGAAAACGCGTATTGGCATCGACGACCAGGACAGCTATGAATTTCTCTGCGATTTCATCAATACCGTTTCCGGCAAAGGCGAGTGTGAGATGTTCATCATCCACGCACGTAAAGCCTGGCTTTCGGGGTTAAGCCCGAAAGAAAACCGTGAAATCCCGCCGCTCGATTATCCGCGTGTGTATCAACTGAAGCGTGACTTTCCGCATCTGACAATGTCGATTAACGGTGGTATCAAGTCGCTGGAAGAGGCCAAAGCACACCTGCAACATATGGATGGCGTGATGGTCGGGCGCGAGGCGTATCAGAATCCGGGTATTCTGGCGGCGGTAGACCGGGAGATCTTTGGTTCCTCGGATACCGATGCCGATCCGGTGGCGGTAGTGCGCGCCATGTATCCGTACATTGAGCGTGAACTCAGCCAGGGGACGTATCTCGGCCATATTACCCGGCATATGTTGGGCTTGTTCCAGGGTATTCCTGGCGCGCGGCAGTGGCGGCGTTATTTAAGTGAAAATGCCCATAAAGCGGGTGCAGACATTAATGTGCTGGAACACGCGCTCAAACTGGTGGCGGATAAGCGTTAACTTTTCACCAAAAAGTAGTCAAATTCACCACGCCCTGCGCACCGTCGCGGGGCGTTTTGCTGTTAAATCAATAGATTATTTTTGGCATGATTCTTGTAATGCCAGCAAGAGATTTCATATTTGGGAGAGCATCATGCTGGAACTACTTTTTGTGATTGGCTTTTTTGTCATGCTGATGGTCACCGGCGTTTCGTTGCTGGGCATTATCGCCGCGCTGGTTGTGGCGACGGCCATTATGTTCCTCGGCGGTATGCTGGCATTGATGATTAAGTTGCTGCCGTGGTTACTACTGGCGATTGCGGTGGTGTGGGTTATTAAGGCGATTAAAGCACCAAAAGTGCCGAAATATCAGCGTTATGACCGCTGGCGTTACTAA